CTCGCACCAATACATAAAGATATATATTTAGAGACCCTATCTTTATGCATAGGCTCCCTTGCGAGGTATAAACGGAATAAGTTCTCGCCAAAACTTATTCCGACCTTAATATTTTTGAAAGGTTTTTAAATTCAAAAAACGTCATTATGTCTAGGTGACGTTCCTAGTATAGGCTGCTGTTGCTCCTGAATTTGTAAGCGGTATTGTAGTTCCAGGTGGTACATACGCTGAAATGCGCGCGTTGTTAGTATCCTTGTAAACGTCTACACCGGCTGTAATAGCTTGAAACCCTAATCTCAGCTCATCAGCTGCAGCAATTGCTAAATCAAAAATAACATTAGTACCGACATCTGCAAACACTACAATAGCAAGATATCCTAAACTGCTGACATATTTGTTGCCATCGGATGGGGTTACATAAAAATTGCAAACATTCATATTGGGTATAACAAACTCCGTTAATTCTAAATCCCCTCGTTGTGCGGCGCTATTAATACCAGTTTTAATTTTCGGTGGCATATATACCGTTTGAGCTCTAGCTTGTAACGGAAACCCTAGGGATCCACTAAACATAATAGGAGAGAAAGCTGCGTTAGCAGGTCTATAATTAATTGAAGCAGGATCATAATTGCTACCTGGAGGGATGTAATACACCGAAGTATTAAGGCCATATTTGGTTACTAACCGAATTTTTAAGCCGCCAGCCATACCATAAAAAAGTGTGCTGAAAACTGACAAAGCGTCATTATTAGAAAATAGTGACGCTATTGGTACTTGGTACACGCCAAGGTTAGAGGCATTAACTGTAAAACTAAATGTATCTGCATCTGTTAATCTCCGCATGTAATCTCGTACATTAACCATAGGTTTAAACAATTCGGCTTTAAGGTTACTGGAAGATATCTCATTGTCCTTATTATTTAATATTGAATCTTGGTTGCTTACACCAACGGTAACAGGTGTTTCCTCACCCATCTGGGCTTGGAAATTTACTGTAGTGCCTCGGCTCTGCGCATTACTACTTAACAACTTACCGTCTTTACTATGGGCTTCTTTACCTGTACTATGCGAGTCTTTCACAGAATGATAAAAGGTGTGAATCTTATCTAACTTCATGCACTTACTGCGCATCTTACGTGCTATCTCTTCTGGCGTCGCCTCTTTATTTTTAATCTTCTCCCTATAATGCTGCAATTCACTACTAACATCCGCTTTATTATTGTTATTATCACCGTACTCTCCTCCGTTAGATCTTAAAGCTAAAGTAGGTGGGAGGACTGGAAACAATGGGTCTACCATATAACCGTAAAATTGAAAATCATCACCTACTGTGAAGTAAACATTAAAATCAACAGTTAATGGTACAGAACCATTCACAACTAATGGCTGCATAAGATAAACATATGTCATCCCGTGTGACAAAACATTGGCACGCACATCCTTATGACACTCTAATTGGTCAAGTTGAGAGCAGAAAGGTAAATCAATGGTTTGAACTTGTCCTCCAGCTGAGAACTCTACAGTATTGGTAATCATATTGTGTATCTGGTTAAAATTCGGTTTTAAAGTCAATGCGCGTTTGTCTCCAGTATAATCGTTAACAACCACCAGTTTACAAAAATGAAAATTGGTCATAACAGGTTGTATATGCATCTTAATGGTCCCTCTCCAATATCTACTCATTTCATATAAAATCCTCATTGGAGTATATAGAGTAGAATATGTAGAACCAATTTCTATCATCGGTGTGATTGGTTGAGAAAACAGTAACCTACCTATAGGAGTAGTTGAGGTAACTGAAAAGGTTCCCACATATTGGGGTTTCTTTAAAATGTGTTGTATATCCATTTCATCCTGTAACGTTGAAAAATACGGTTTATCGTATAACCTGTCATGCTGTGCAAAAGTGTCCAGCTTCTCTAACAACGTCGGTTGATCAACATTGTTCAAAAAATTGCGATCCGTGTTGACCATACGCGTATTAATAGCAGGTGTGTTAGGATTATGAAATCCGGTGAATGCTCGTAAAGCATTGCGAGCTGAATCTATAATGTCACCAGTAACGCTTTTTGCTCCTTGTGCCAATCCATCAAATATGCGGGTGGGTAAACGATAAAAATCACCCGACTGACCAGTCCAATCATTATCCGTGTTGCGAGGAATATAAAAGTGAGCTTCCTTGACCATAAAATGTATAGAAACGTTTAAAGATGTGGAAGCTGAAGCGGCTGTCCTCAATTGGTTAATTACGCGTATAGTTAAAAAAGCATAATTTCTATCATTTATAGCGAAACCATTTGTTCCGTCAACACAATTTGTCCGTGCTAGCTCTACATTAAAGTAAAACGGAACTTCAATACAAACAGGAGTACTCTCATTTGCATTCATGAAAGCATGTGGTGCAACTAACAACGACTGGTAAGAAGCAATAAAATTAGTTGGCGTGACAGCACCCAATAATAAACCTTGATGCATAGGAGTTCCTGACAACTGCAATAACACGCACGCTTTCATTCTAAACAGGCATGATGATTTAAAAGGGACGTTAACTAGATAATTGTCCAATATCCCTGTAGGAATACCTAATCTAATCAAATCTGTTTGAACGGTACTAGTCGTAGTGTAGCTCACATTATCAACAAAGAATGGTTTATTTATAAGACGTGAAAAATCCATTTCCATTTCTCGAGGGATACAAGAAATCTCATAATTGGCATCGTACAAATCTTGACTGTCTATAACAGTTTTTGTTTTAATAGTGGACAAAAAACCACTTTCTTGTGTATTAACACTATCTTTTTTATTATTTGTTTTATGTTCGTTTGTTGAAAATTTACAACGGATCTCAACAAAAATCCGTATAGGCACGAAGTTTTTTACTAAAAATCTGAGTTCAGTCGCCATTCTTGTGCCGCTAATGTTATCACGCTAAAAACTCAGATAAAAATGAGAGGCGAAATCAAGTTCCGCCACTACAAAACATATATAATTTAATTGTTGAAAATTTACAACGGACCTCAACAACAATCCGTATAGGTGTGAAGTAAACGAAAAATTCACCACCATGAAATGTCTTTACCTGACAATTCACACACCTCTTTGTAACCATCATCGTCACTCAAAATACGAATGATCTCCTCTTCCTCAAACAGTGATATATGAGGAAATTGTTTAACTATAACGCTCATTATGCTGTGGTAAATCTGATAACCGTGTAACCACAACTCAACTTGCATTGCTCGACACTTACCTTCCATAACTACATCAAAGATTTTTGTCCTATCATACCACTGAAGTGTGTTTATTATAGTATCCAAAGACAAGGCACCCATCCACTTATTGAGTTTTGTGTTAAACACAAAAGACCTTTTTAAATAATTAAGTTTATCAAAAGTAGTTCCCAAACTGACTATAGGTGTTTTGTCACCATTCGTACACGTCATTCCCAATGATTCAGCAACTGACTTAATAGTTAAGGCATTGAAAATTTTCTCATATTTGGTTGATGCTCCGCAAATTTTGTCATCACCCGTGACGTAATCTATTATATCATTTTTGTTGAAAACATCACCTCCATTACGATACAAGGTCAACGCTGTTAATGCCTTATTATATAAGCAATTCAATAACAGTGTCAACCACGTACCTGATGGCAGACCGTGTGTGGTTCTGTAAACCGCATCATTGACTAAGACTGAACTATTAATAATAGTCGCCATAATGACGTGCAAAACTTCTGCATGGGGCCCTTTGTACTTCTCTGAGAATACTTTAGCTATAATTTTCATTATGCGTGCATTTAAAGTTCCATCCCATTTTTTAAAATCTGCATCACACAAAATTTTTTGTCTCTTTAATTTTCTAGCAAGTGTATCAAAGTCTTTATAAGGATTAAAACCAACACATATACCCGTCTTATGAATATTATCCTTATAATACTTAATTAAAGCACCAAAAATTTTCTTTGTCCACATTATGTGAGTCAAAGGGATTACACGAAAAGTACGAGGGGTCTCGCGTTTGTCAGCCACACGCAATTCATCCTTAAAAGTCTCAATGCATAAAGTGTCCTCCAAAACATCCTCACCATTCTCAGCTTTGCGCTGGAAATCTCTTAATTTATTACTCAATTCTTCATCAATTGTACGGTTCTTATAATCCAAGTAATCTTGCTTGTTACTCTTGAATCCATAACCGTTTGAAGACTTCTTATTTAATGGTGGAATACCCTCTCCTCCAAACGCTACTAAATCCCAAGAAATTTCATCAAACTCTGGGATCAACTCACTCATGTATTTGTGAAGCATATTATGTTCCTCATCATCGATAACGCCCTGGTGAGCAAAAGTTTTCATAGCCAACTCTTTTAATTTAGCTATAGGTCTATCAATAATCGGGGGACCCTTGGATGCAATACCCAAATCTTTCATAATGCCATCCATTTCTTCACAGTAATCTCTGTGTAGCGGTGTAGGCACTAAACTGGTCTTAGCTATAGGGTACTTTCTCTCTATCTCTCCATCCTCATAACGTAGACGAGCACCGGAAAAATTGTCAATAATCTTAGTATCTACCTGCAATTTGCCCTCAAATCCAGATAACATCAACTCCCTAATAACTTCTTTTAAACAAGGAGGAGGCATAACCGTAAATCCCTCTTTCCCATTTCCAGCAACATGCATGGATAAAATACTGCCTTGTACATCTACAAGAACCATGCCACAAAAACCAGTGGATGTTAATGGGGTTATATACCCTGAATTACGCTCATGAGTCACACTACCATTCTTATCATAAAAAACAGCACATTCATTTTCTCGAACGTTAAATCCACGAACCATCTTACATATGTCACCTGGAAAAACGGCATATACAGTAGGGTCCAACGTATTAGACTCCACAAATAAAGTTCTACATTTTTTATACAAAACGGGAAAATCGACAAACTTATATACCGCTAAATCGATAGTCGGAAACGCCCTAACTAATGAAATTTGTACTTGCTCTGCCTCTTTATGACCGTGATCATAATGCTCCCAAGTATCATATATATCAACATATTGTTTGTCCCATGCATAATGATTAGGTATCAATAAATTGTTACCACTAACCAAACAATGACCCACAGAACCAGTTTTAACATTCCTAAGCAATTTAATATGTCTCTGGACGTTTAAAACATTCTCCGGTATAACACTACTGAGCTCTTTATGCTGATCGGCAATCTGCGCGTTGAAACTTGATAAAGCATCACGCCACTTAGTTGTACTCTCGCTACTAGCCATAGGGGCTAAGTTACACATGTACGTCTGAATGAAATATTGTACCACTATCGATACACCCACGGCCGCGGCTATTGACGCCATCAAAAAGGCGTTGTCTTTACTATCTACCCAGTCTTTAACAGAATTAATTCCTGAGACAGTAGACGTCCACGCTGATAATGCTAATTCGCACATTGATGTAGTGATATAACTCACCCATCCAGCTGTGAATTCCGCACCATTAACGATGCTTTCAGGAAAATCTTCAAACCATAAATTATGACCTACACGATCTACGTCAGGAGGGGTGATTTGAGCATCAAAAAATTCTAAAGGTTTTAACTTTACTTGAGTATTATTGACTATGCTCAAAATATCTTCATCGTTAATAACGCATGCATTGTCATTAACACCTCTCAAGTGTTCCATAGTCTTCACAAGCCCGAAAACCCATTTAACTGCATTCAACTGGGAAACATTTTCAACACTCAACGGCATGCCGCATGCAGCATATTCGTATAAATATTGATTCTGCCATTCATGAGCTTCCAATGAATATTTATAGTATTTTAAATTTTGAGCAAACTCACAGTTACTATTCCGTGTAACATTTATAACGTGGCATCGACGAAATAGTGCTTCCGGTGTAGATATACAATCTGCTGCTGTAAAAGCGTGTAGATTGCGTAAAGCATTAGTAGTAACCATTATTATCTTTGAATTAAAAAACTTAGTGTTTTTGAGTTCTTGAGCAGCGCAATCTAACGGAGTCTTAACGGGGGAAACAAAATTAATAATAGTGCGCCACTGAGAAACTCCTTGTTGACCTACGTCATCCATAATAAACACATCTTGATTAATGTAATCATCATAAAAATCTTTAGTAGCATTAACTGGCGGTACTATATGTACGTAAGTACTATAATCCGCTTTTCGTAAAACGTCAGCTACCGCATTCATCAAACGTGACTTGCCAGTATGTGCCTCCCCTTCAAACACTAAACATATAGGCTCTACTCTACTACTACTAGAATAACTACGAGCATACTTGACTATATTATTATAAAAAGAATCCCATACAGCAGCTAAATGCCTGTTACAAGGATTTTTAATAAATTCCATAAATGATAAATTAAGTGACATCTCCTCATAAAATTTTATAGCCTCATGTCTGTAAACTGGGTCAAACATGACTTGAGAATTCTTAACATATTTGGTGTGCATAGCGACTAATTCTTTCATGCTAGTATGTAAAATAAAGTAATTTAAAACTTTCTTACACATATCGCTAATTACAGACATAAAACTCAATAAAGGGTGTGCGCTAACAATAGCATCTAACAAATCTATAAGCACTTTGCAACAGTCGGAAACAACGTTGACCAAACCTGTGCAATCATGTAACCTTTTCCCAGACAAAGCCATAAATGTTTTAAGGCGTTGTAAAATAACGTCTGGAACGCCAAAAACAGAAAAGCCCAATATTATATCATTAACACTTAAGTCCTGGGCTCTAAATGTCTTTGATATACTATTACGTACCCTCGTTGACAATGTGAAAATGGTCAGTAGTGACGTTAACACTTTTGTAAAAGTAAAATAACCATCACGCATGTTCATCATGAAAGCTAATAAATCTACAAAAACTAATTTCAAATCATCATCGCGAATAAGCATGACGCATTTCTTTCCAATATCAGAAACTTTTCCCACATAATCGTAAAGCTTACTAAAAAAGCCAGAAATGCTATTCAAAAAATCCAAAGCCTCTGGTTGGAATTTTCTTTTTTCCGTGCAAATCATTATAAGGTTTCCTTTATAATTAACAACCTTACTATGTAATTTACGCAATTTGCACTCAAAAAACCGTTTGGTACAATGTATAATGACATGTCTATCCAAGTCTATGAAATAATATTTATCACAGTCATCTTGAATATGCATCTTGTATACTGACACATCTTGAAACCATGCCTTGTACCTTTTTCTTATTAATTCTAAAACGTCTATAACGTCTATTTTATCCATCTGCGGTATCATAAACATGTTGCAAACATCACTATCAACTCCGCAGTCGCAGTAACGAGTATTATCATCTCTTCCGGTGTTAATGTCGCCATTACTCGTATTGTTCTTCTCATAAAGGTTGCTAGCCTTTTCTTTTTCTTCTTGTGCGGTAAAACCTTGATTTGTACTTTGATTATTTTGATTCATAATTTTATTTTAAAATATATAGGTGAGGTCCTTTGCAGGCAATATTATATATAATATAATTAAACACAACACAAAGGTTACGCATTCAATTTACTCGCTAATCGATATCACGGTAGGGCAATAGTAACCCCCTAATTCCGCAATTAATTATCAGGCCTATTTTCAAGCTTCCATACCAACAAAGTATTGAATCGATTACGCACGTCTAGTGTGAACAGGACCACTGCTCCTATTACGTGAATAACGTCATCTCCCGTCTTCAACTGGACAACCTTTAGCTTCATGCGTAAGGCATATATCCGACAGCTTACTTCCGAATGGTACTTCTTCCCAAAAATAAAGTTTATTGTGCAGCACGACACTGGGTCTAGCAAACGTACATGTGTGCTCTACTACTAAACTTACGAGGAAAGGCAACCAACCTCGCCCCACCGAAGTGGGTCTACCTCCTACCTGTAATATCTGCGCTAATAAATCAAAAAACGTAACCCAAGAAAGTAATCAAACAATCTTTTAAAATTTTTAAAACACAAAAAACTGAGGAGTTAACTAAACCTCCTCTATCTAAATATTTAAAAATGCAAAAACTGAGGAGTTAACTGAAACTCCTCATTCTCACTCACTACACATTACTTTGGATGATCAACACCCAACAACAATCACACAGGAAACTATGTACTGTTGTATGAATGCCTAAAAGCAATAGATCAACTAACTTTTAGATTTATACGTTAAATATTTTTAGGTTAAAAAACAATCTTGGTGATGCGAAACTTTCTTTTCGCAATCGTTCCACCATTATACTAAGTATATTACTACTTAGCATAAAAAGGAACTTAACGTCACAACGCCAAGAAAGGAATAAAGAACAACCTAACG